CGCACCTTTTTGCTTACCTGAATAGTATACAAGAACGCAAGTGGCGAGTAATAAACAAATATAACTAAAATCCATTAATGTGTAGTATTCCATGTTCTAATCCATTTGTATGTGTGTTTAAGCAATTTAGTCTTAATTTTTTGCCATTCTATATTTTTAAATGCTCTTTTATATATAAAAAAAGAAGATAATTTTTTATATCTATTTAAATATCTAAGAACGTGTAGAGGATTAGAATTAGGATAAAAATGTGTTATTTCTAAAGCAAGATCATGGCCATATGCTTCTATTTCGTCTACATTAGAAAGATACAATTGTTCTTCTTTAATAGATGTTCCAACACCACAGTCCCTAAAGTCAACATGAACAGGCTCTTTTTCTTCGGGTTTATATGACCACTGACATTGATGGATTGATTCATGCTGAATAACTTGGGATAAAAGAAATTTAAAATCTTTAAAAATTTTATTGCTTAACTCAAATTTTTTGTGTTTTTTAGATACATTCATTACAACATATTTTTTATTTTCATACATATCATACAACCCAGTAAAACTGAATTCGTTATGATTGAAGTCATCAAATTTTTCTATTTTTATATCTAAATCTTTATCATCAAAAGTATTGTTAAGCACAACTAATAGGTTGCGATAAGATTGTTTACAAACAAACTTAGATTTATTGTCTTCTATAGCATTATCTATTGTAGTACTTAAATACACTTATTCTCCTATACTTTTATCCCAGAAAAATCAGGATCTGCATTTCCATTAAATAAATTTTTAAGCGAGTAATCTATATTATCCTTTTTTGTTCCATCATTGTCAATAATGTTACTTTGTGCGGAGTCATCAACGTCATACAATCTCATTTTAGCTCTATCAACACCAATAATAAATCTTCTATTAATTGTTGGATCATTATAACGATTTTTCAATTGTTTAACCATCAGTTGATTCATTTCTTCTAATTCTTCAGTACTGACAAGTGCAAACATAAAATCTGCTGTGGCTGGCAAACCGAATGATTCGGATGTGTCTGTCAACTCTACATCAGAGCTCCCGTACGCAGATCTATTAACCTGAGTAGCTGACACGACAGGTAGATTATATTCTACAGCTAGACCTCTTAATTCTTCAGCTATCGCTTTTATATATGTATAAGAATTAACATTTGTCCCTGCCTTGAATCTGGAAGAAGCACATATGTTTAAATAATCAATAAATATAATATCCGGATGAAAATCTCTTTTCAGTGATAGCTCACCTAATAGTGCTTTAAAATGGCCAGCATGCGCTGTGGCAGTTGGATATTCTTTTACTATTAGTTTCCCATTAGTCTTCTTAGAGTACTTGTCTATACGGCTGTTATACATGTCTTTAGGCAAATCTTTAATTTGATCTAACTCTATATTAAGCAAATTTGCATCAAGTCTTTCTGCTATTCTTTCTTCCGCCATCTCTAATGTTATGTAAAGTACATTCTTACCTTGAGAAAGAATGCTAGACGCTATATGACACATGAATAACGACTTACCTACCCCAGTGCCTGCCATAACTATGTTTAGCGTTTTATTGGGGATTCCACCCTGTGTAATCTTGTTTAAATAATATAAATCAAGAGGTATTCTATCTTCTTTACGATTATAGAAATCATATCGCGATTCTGCATCATCTATGTAATCATGACCAACAGATCGATCAAAACTAACACCAAGTGCTTCTGTCAATATATCGGGTATACCTTCTTTCGATAATAGTTTATCCTTTCCATCAATTATTGAAATAGACTTGAGTATGGCGTTATATACAGCTTTATCTTTGCAAAATTTCTCTGTATTATCATACAACCAATTTTCATCTATTTTTTCTATTTTAAGTTCTGATAAGAGTTTTTTGGCTTGTTCAAAATATGTCTCTGATACATTGCTATCTTGAAGCGCTATTTGAAGTGATTCTTCAGTTGGTGTTTTATTGTATCTTTTTACAAAGTCATTAATTAGTTTAAATATAATTTTTTGACTTTGATCGTAAAAATACTCATCCTTTAAAAATGGTACTACTTTTCTTAAATAATCTTCGTTATGTATTAGATTCCTTAATATTGTTATTTCTATTGACATCAATTTGTATTGCCTCCGTTAAAATATCGTTAATAATCAAATCAAAAGTTTGGTTGAGGATTTCACTTTTCATCATATCTTTTGATACAATATCTGGTTTATGAATAATATGATAATTAACTCCAATACCATTCTTCGATTGTTCTATCAAGTCAATATTTTCTAACTGAACAATCAAACCTTGAAAGTCTCCAGATAATATCTCAAACCCCCACTGCTTGTCATTAGCAAACCATGGTCTATACAAATCATTCCGTAGCATTGGCAAATTCTTTCTCTATTTCTTCTTCAGACAAATTACCTGTCATTAAATTAGATCCAGATGATTTAAAATTAGTTTCAATATAATCTCTGAATTCTTTGCTAGTTATTATAGGCAACCAAAAATCTTTTGTATATGTGTCTTTCATTCTAAATTTTTGTTCTTCACCCTTTCTACTATACCACCCATTTGAAGGCTTAGTTACAAAACCACCATTTAATGCTACATCCATTAAACCTGACCATTTTGTTATTCCACCTTCAAAACTTACTTCTACTGCTATCTTTGTTTTCTCTCTCACGTATCTTGACTTTTCAACATTAATAATAAAATTATATCCAGTCAATCCAGATGTATCTTTTTCTTGTTGTCGACCAATAATATAAATGTTATCCGCTGAATAATAAACACCGGTGCCACCCGAAACAATATCTCTAGGGTACAGTCCAATTTCTTTATATGTGTGATTAACCACAACCATTGGTATATCTTTTAATGCTAAATGTGGTGTCACCATTCGAAATAAACTTTTTAGTTGCTTAGCTCTCGACATATCAGCCACTGATTTACCAGACAACGAATCTTCTACTTCTTTTCTTGATGCTAAATTACCAACAGAGTCCACAATAAGTATAATCCTATCACCGCGTTCAATGTTGTTAAGCTGCTGCATAGAATCATGTTTAAGCTGTTCGACATCTGTGATGGGTGTGTGTACGACACGAGCAGTGTCAATACCAAAGGACTCAAAATAAGATTGAGGAGAACCAAACTCACTATCATAAAACAAAACAACTGAATCATCATATTTGTCCATGTAAGATTTTGCTAATAATAAAGCAAAGGCGGTTTTAAAATGTTTAGATGGACCTGCAAACACTGTTAGCCCTGGGGCTAATCCACCATCTAGTTTTCCAGATAAAGCCACATTAAGCATGGGTACAGGAGTTTGTACCATATCTTTATCGTTAAAGAACTTTGATTCACTGAGAATACTAGTATCTTTGATGGTAGTATTCTTTTTTAATTTTTCTATTAAGGACATATTATACCTTTACAAGAGTCGCTATATAAAGCAATTATAGTTGTTATTATAATAATAGTCAAGGCAAGTACCCTCATCCAAATAAACCTTCAAGCGTAGCTTGTTCTTTTATATTCCACCCAACAACATTAAGTAATGATTGTAATGGTTCTAAAAATGCTTTTGAAAACATCATATCATAATCAACATATTCATCTATTCTAAATTCAGGTGGTATTTCTGATCTAAATGTTATTACGTTTATACCCAATGGATTATATTTTTTCAAATATACAAATTTTATTTTATCACTATCACGAATCTTTTCGTACTTTTGTTCTAAATTTTTAGAACTTATTAAATGATTATACATTAATGCACCTTTAACATGTATTGGTGTGCCTTTTTTGTATATAGATCCTGAATCTTTGTATTGTGTGACATTATTTGCTGTTCTTGGGAATGCAATATCTACGTGTGGAAGTTTGTGCCATTTATCTTCAATATCTTTTACATACTCACGCAATGTATCTTCATTTTTTGTTAATACAATACTTACTGATTCCTTAAGAGTGGACCTAACTGAAGCTGGTGTAGATGATCTCACAATCTCCATGCCCTGCACTTTTAGTTTAGGTTTTTCA